GTATTTGATCATGGGCCTCCTAATGCAGATACCAAAGAGTTTGGATTTTCTGCTTAGTGATGAAGTCCGTGCAATTATTGATTGGCTCGTAGTAATTGCAAGCATATATATACTAGTTGCCATCATGCGCGGTTTGTGGCGTATGTTAGCTATATTAACAGGACGAGCTGGAAACTACGTCCTAAAGTCGTCGCTGAAGAAGGGCGAGACTAAATACATAGCCCGACGATTAACCGAGCATGGGATTACCCACGAAGTTTTAATAGATGGTAAACTTTACGCTCTAGCAGATTCACTGGACACCACGTCGATTCGCCAGGATGAGATGGCCCTTCCGGGAAGTTCATTCTTCCCTAGTAAGAGCAGTCATGTTGGGGCGATTATGGTGGCTAACGCGGCAGCTGAGTTGTCTGTGATAGGTACATTTTTCCGTATGGATGATCACCTTGTTACAGCGGCTCATGTCGCTAATGCTTTATCCAGTGGAGTTGCTAGAATCTTCTTAACAGGCATGAAGAATTCAAAGAAAGAATTGTATCATGTCGACTTAGGAGGCGTCTATGAGATTGAGCAGAATTTCTTTGCACTTGATAGTAATGAGATCAAAGCTAACTATGACGTGTTCGCGCGGAAGCTGACGTCCAAGCAATGGGCTCGCATCTCTGTCAACCGCGTCAGTTATCGCCTTGATTCGCAGTACAATCAAATTGTTTCTGCTTATGGCTTCAGTGGGCCTGATGGCCTGTTTGTTACCAGCTCTGGGAAAACCTTACCTGGATCTGGCCTAGAAGAGCTGTGGCATACAGCTAGTACACACCCAGGTTTTTCAGGCAGCCCGCTATTTTCAGGAAGTAGCGTGGTTGGAATGCATGTTTCGGCGGCAGGAGACAAGAATGTAGCCATTCGAATCGAGTTAATTCGAATGTTGTTGACAGCCGTTCCTGAGTCCAATATGCCAGATATAACCTGCCATGATCGGGATTTCAAATTCAAAGGTAGGTCCGCCAAAGTGAAAGAACTTATGGACGGACAACTTTGGGGATTTGAGGATTCCAGTGGCAGAGTCGATCTAGGATGGACTCGGGATGACATCGATGAGATGATTGAACTCTATCACCGTGGTAATCCAAAAGACCAGCATATGATAGAGAATATGATGGACCCTGATACAACAATTCTCCCGCCAAAGCAGAGGAAGCGTTTGGTTCGCGGGCTCGGTTATGAAGACGAGTGCGCCGTTCCAGCGTCCAGTACTCAATCTGAGCAGCAGGAGTTGAACGGAGTCATTAGGTATCCAAAGGAGCGGCCAGTCCATTGTGGCGGAGTTCCGGCGGAGAACCCAGAAGTTGTTGCGTACTTCGGTGAATACGAAAGCAAATTAACTGAAATGGGTTATGACTCTAGTAAATATGCCTATCCCATCATAAACGCGGATACAGAAGCAACTTCGGTAGTTAAACATTTAGAGTTGTATCATCAGCGCGTGCAGTCTGTTGTTAAACCACCATCTGAGAGCGAGTTGACCAAAGTGGTCATGATACTAGCCGAGATGATGGAGAACAACAAGTATGAGCCCGACCCTGATTACAAGTCGATGTCTAACATCATTGACATTATCGATTCATCTGCAGTAAGAGATTCAAAAAGTCCAGGCCATCCGTACCAGGCTAATGGTCTAGCCACCAACGAAAGTGTTATTAATAAATACACCAAGGAGGGGTTAGCGCAATTGGTTTTAAGGAGTGGAACTCTTCTGAT